GGACGGAGAATCGTCATCGACACAAAATTCAATTCGATCGTAACCAAGGGCTGGTTTCGGGAGGAATCAGTCCGCAGCGGCTACGTCTATCAGATTTATGCCTATCTGATGTCGCAGTCTGGAAGTGGGGATTCGTTGGATCAATGTGCATGTGGCCTACTTCTTCACCCGGCAATCGGACAGTCAGTGGACGAAACAGTAGTAATCCAGGGGCACCCGATTCGCTTTGCGACTGTCGATCTCACAGCACCTGCACTAGCAATTCGCCAGCAGTTGCTTGATGTGCTCAACTTCCCCTTGCATTAGCTGGCCAGAAGCAGGTTTGACTCTTCTCTGCGCCGTAGAACGAGGCCTGGCAATGGCCTCCCGCCACCATAAACCCACCTCTGCAGCTCAACTGCAGCTTGTGACCAATCTCTCTGATTGATCCGTCGCCGCAGCGTTGATGTCTGCAGACGACCGGCACCGAGGTTGAATGTGAAATCGATAATGGCTGCGAGACGCCCTTCTGGTTCTGTGGCCAGCACAGGGCAGTAGCGCAAGGTCGCCACCAGCGCAGTCTGTAGATCGCACGCCAGATAGACCTCGGCCTTCGCTTCGGTAATCGGCGGATGCTTCGGGTCGCACAGGTGGCCGTAGCCAATCGTCCAGAAGCCTGCCGGGCAGATGTACGGAACGGCGGTGATCTCGACCCCACGCTTTGCCTTGCGTTCGAAGCCTTCGAAGCGCTTGGCGAGATCGATGGCAGCCTTCGGAACCTCCATCACGGCCGCACCCGGTCAAACACGCGCCCCAGGAACCAGAAGTTCAACACCCCGGCCCACAGCGCCTGATCGGCCTCCGTCCAGGCGTGCAGGATCGCCGTGCCCCAACCAGCACCAGCGGTGACGGCAGCAGCGAAAGCCGCTGTCTTGGCCGCGCAGTAGATCGCCATGAACCAGTATGTGATCACCGGGCGCACACTGATCGACAACGCATCGGCCCAACTCACGCCGGAACGCTGCCCCTGCGCGGCCACCGCCTCGCGCAAGGCATCAATGGCTCCAGTATTCCAAGCCGCATCGGCAGTGGCACCGATCTCACCCATCCGCTGCGCACCGCGTAGTTTCTCGAACTCCAGCGCCTTATCCTGCATCGCCAGTTCGTGGCTGCGCTCGCCCTTGCGATCCATCCATTTCAGGATTTCCGGAGCCAGGCGAAACGCACCGCCCAGCAAACCGCCCAGTAGCGTCTCGATCATTGCCCACCTCCGAACAGCTTGAGTTTCAGAAACGCGCCGGCCAGCAGCGCCATCACCAGGCCAGTGACCAACATCTTCACGACGGTCAGGCCAGCGGTTTTCTTGGCCTCGTTGAAGGCATCGAGCAGACCGCGCAGTTCGCGGATGTCGTGCGCAGCCTCCGGCCCGTCGAGACCAACATCGGCCAGCGCATGCCGGGCACCGCGTTCGGCGGCGAGCTCCAGCATCGCCTCGAATTCTTCCTGCGGGATGGTCAACCGGCGATACGGCACCGGGGCTGGCGATGTCAGCGGAGATACCCATGAAGTCGGGGTCGGGGACACGTAGGAGGCGGACGGCAGGCCGAAGATGTCTTCCACGCACTCGATTCGCACCCGACCGTCGGTCAGCGTGCCATAGGACACGCGCACGACTCGCATCACCAGTTGCGCAATACCCAGTTCCGGCCAGGTGAACTTGAATACGTCGCCGATATTGAGATTCGATGCCTGCCGGTTGGCGATCAGCGTGGCCTTGGCCAGCGGTACCGAGAGTTGCTTGAGGTCGCCTAGCGCCACGCGGGACGCCAGGCTGCCATTGCTGATTCCTGGATAGTCGACCGTCGCCGACGAAACAACACCACCCGCCAGTTCCAGTGCCGCCAGGTCATGCACCGTGATGGCGGCGTCCTTGTCGGTGGAACGATCCCGGTAACGGACGGTGATCTGATTAACGAGTTCCGATTCCGAGGGCCGGGAGAAACTCTCCAGTTCGAGAATGTTCGAGGCATCAAGCACCAGCAGGCTGGAAACGTTGTAGTCAGCCCGAGCCAGTTTCAGAACGAACTTGCCGGTACGCGGATGGACATAGAGCGTGCCATCAATGTGCCGGAGTATCTCGGCGATGAATTCCTCCAGCGGCTGCTCGCGATCCCAAAGCAAGGACACGCGCCCCTTCCACCAGGTGATGTACTCGGAGTCACCGAGGTGGTTGCGGAACACCGTGAGCGACACCACGCCGTTGGGACGCGCGGCCGCGAAGAGCTGCGCCACGGCGAAATCACGTGCGCATTCGAGGTCGATGCCATTCCGAGCAAACTCCGGTGACTGCTCGACCGCCGAGCGGCGGATCACGGCGGGTTGGTAGCTCTCGACCTGATAGGTGATCGCCTCGCGACCGCTCGTCACCGTCCACACCAACTGGCCGAGGACGAAGCGATAGAGTTCGACCGGCTGGCCTGCGGCCGCCGAGATTTCCTGCGTGTTGTAGCTCATTCGTGGATCCTGGTTACGATTTCACGCTGCGCATCGGTAGCGAGACTTCCGCCACACTGTCCGTCTGCCAGTTAATTTCGATCTGGTCGGCGTCGAGTCGGGTCTTCTCCAGAAAGTAGATGGCGACCCAATCCTCGGGATTGGCATCGAAGCCGAAGGATTGGTTGATTGCCATTACTTCTTCGTCGCCGGTAGTGCCCGCCCCGAAACTCGTGATGGTGCGGAAGTACCAGGTGCCGTTCCTGTGCAGGAAGGCCGCTTCCGTTCGACCTGGCATCGGGTTGAAGTACAAGGCGTAGCCGCGCGAGGCCACGGTCATCACCGTCTGGTTGGAGAGGATTTTCTTGGTCGGGACAATGGAGGCTTCCCATGTGGGGTGCCAGAACGCCGTCAGACGGCCCAGCCGGGCAGCCAGCCAGCCCCGGAAAGCCGAAATCTCCGCACGGTTCTTGAAGAGGTAGTCGAAGGAGCGCCGCACGAACGGCCGCGCGGCATGGTCATCCACTGCCGTGATGCCGGTCTCGAAATCCAGCACCTCGGCCAGTCGCAGGTAGTCGGCATCGACATCGCGTACTCGATTAGGCCGTGTCGTCCAGACCGGTGTCGAGTTGAAGGTGGTCGTCGACTCCTGTTTCGCGATGACCGTGGTGCCGGCGATGTCGAACACCAGACGAGCCCGGGCGATGGCGTCGGTCACACGCGACACTGCCTGCGTCACTCGCAGACGGGCCGTGCGCGCCGGCGTCACGAACGCACCTGCAGGCCAGGTCTGCAGCAACGGTTGTTTCAGGGTCACGGCATTGCTCGCCACCGACAGCACTTCCGCCGCCTCGGTGTTGCGGCTATCTGATCCGATCACCAGCAGGCCGTCGGCCTCGTATTCGAGATTGGTGGTGGTCAGCGGAATCACCGTGCTGCCAGCCGTGACCGTGGCTGCCAGAACTGCCTTGTCCGGCCAGATGGGCAGCGCATAGACACGCGATTGCCAGGCCGACAGCAGCACATCCAGCAGCGCCGCATCGTCACGACCGACCAGAATCGAGAACTCCAGCGAGCGGCGCGGCTTGGCGCGCAGGCTGACACGCTGTTCGGTGCCGTCGCGGGCGGCCAGCACGTCGGTGGCCCACATCAGACGTTCCAGCCAGCCTTCCGCCCAATTGGGTTTCAGGCCGAAGACCACGACGCGCCGACCGGAGATCGACAGGGTCGGCGCTTCGTTGGGAAACTGGAAAGTGAAACTTGCCTCGATCACCGGCGGCCCGTCGAGGCTCACCGAGACGTTGTGCAGGCGCGACTCCAGCATTCCGTAAGTGGTCGGCGGATTCGCCGGGGCCGCGAGCGTGATGCCGCCATCGTTCTGGCCATTGAGCGCCGACAAGGTCTTGGGGGAGAAATGGGCGTTCCAGACCTCAACCTGGCGCATCTGTGTCGACAGCAGGTTACCGAGCGCGATCTTGGCCGGCAGCAGGTGGACGTGGTGATACCAGTCCTGCTCGAACTGACGAATGACAGTTCCCGTAAAACCCACCACAATCTCGGCGACCGGCAGGTTGTTGGTCATCGCCCCCGAATTCGGCGGGTTGCTAGCCAAGGCGCTCGGGTAAGGCAACGTCAAAGGGGCCGGCAGGAACTTGTAGGCCGCACCGTAGGCGGGATCAGACGGCAATCCGGACGGCAGAATGGCTCCAGCGTAGGTCGTCATTTCAGAAATCCGTAGCCGCCGTAACTCATGCTGAAGACCATCCAGTCGCTACCACCCAGCGTGACGATGTCCTTGTTCACGTACTGTCCGTTCATGCGCAACAAGCGCACACCGGGCGCGAAACCCATCATCGAGTAGAAGTAGCTCGGCGTCGGGCGACCAACTTCAATCGTGCAGGGATACAGGGGCGTCACGCCGTTGAAGGCGATGGGCGAATAACTGTCGAGTTGGCGCGTGGTTGCGTTATAGAAGGCCCGCACTGCGTCCGTGCCGGAGGTGCCGACCTTCCACTTGTTAGTATTGCCGTCGATGTCGGCTCGCACATAAGTGCTGTAGGTGTCCGACAGGAAAGCACCGCCAGTGAATGTGCAGGTCTTGGTGATAGCCCCGAAGATGAGCGGCCCGTAAGTGGTGCTGGCCGTCTGCACGATGCAGTAACACCAGCCATCGCCACCGAAGAGGAAATACTCGGCGCTGCCCGACATCTGCGATACAGAGAACGAACCCGAGGCGACGGTTTGCGAACTGTAGGCTAGCCCACTGTTGAAACTGGTCGAGCCGTACCAGGCGACGTAGCTCGCGTAGGAATGCAGGTTGACGAATTGGCCACTGGCGGCGTGCTGTAGGTGCAGGCGAAAGTAGCCGGCATCCGCCTGATACATCAACTGCGTGTAACCGCAGGAGCCGATGGCAAAGATCCGGATCTTGTCGAGAAGATCATTCGGCGAGGTGGTGATGCCGGATTGAAATGCCATTGATTACCTCACACGGGCCGCATTACGCGAGTTTTAGGGCCCAGTAGTCGCTGTAGCCTGTGCGATACACGTCCTGCACCACCAGATGATCGACGCCACCGATGCTAATGATGTTCTCGACGGCATTGGCGTAGCCCGGTATGCAGTAGCAGCCGTCCATCTCCCCCAAGCCTGCCAGGATGAACGGCAGCAGCGGGTAGGAGCCATCGGGGCATTCGCGCGTGTTGCTGCCCCAACTGTTCGGCCACATTGCCGACACCCCAGTCCACACGCCGGTCGGCGCGTAGTACGCACCCGAATACCCCGACGATTTGGGCAGGTGATTGCGGTATTGGTAGGAATTGCTCCAGCGCGTCGAACTGTTATAAGTGCCGCCAACCAGGAGCGGGTACGGGTATTGTCCCGGCGTGGCATAAGGCAGGAACAAGCCCAGATGCATCATTTCGTAATACGTACCGGTCTTGGCGACCATCACGATCCGCCGACCGTTGGCTACAATCCAGTACGGCATCGCCGATGCCATGAGCAGTGCGTAAAACGTCCCGCTCGGGTTGTACTGGCCATCGAAGGTCTGCGCCTGATTCCAGCCGACGAAGCCGCGCAGTTTCCAGTTGCCATAGTCCGCGCCGGCCTCGGACAGGATGCCGACGTTAATTTGCTCCGTACCGGCAAGCCCAGGGCCCTGGAGCACCAGTTCTGCCGGCGGTCCGGGCACCCAGCGCAGCACTGACCAGCGCTCGTTGACCGGCAACATGTCCTGGGTGACGAACTGCTTGAGTCGGTTCAGCAGATCGAGATAATCGGTGGCAGTGCCACTGGTAAAAGCCATGGCTTACCTCAGTAATTCGCGCACGGCCGAGCCATTGCGTGAAAGCACGTTGAGAATGGTTTTTTCACCGGCGGCGGAATTCAGATAGTCGGCCGCCATGCCGGGATCGATGACATTGACGATACGTACTGATTGCGAGGGCGCTGCGGCCGGGGCTTGAGCCACATCCGGCACCAGGCCACCGTCGGCGAAAGCTAGACGCGGCCCCAACCAGCGGGGTGCGGCCAGACCGCCGTTCAGGGCATGCAGAAACTCGACGCCGACCCGGCGCACCGCCTCCGCACGCAGGACGTATTCCCCGGCGGATAGTCGTGCCGGAATGGAATCACTGGTGGTCGTGCCTGGCCCGGTGACGTATCCTTGATGTTCTCGGCCATCAGGATGGCCTGGCCATTTTTGCGGATGAAATACGCGTTGCCCGAACGAATCAGCGTATCGATGACCCGTTTGAACGCTCGACGACCGATGCGGCGGCCTTCCTCGGTCAATGGAATTAGCATCCGGCCGGAGATGGTTCCACCCCGCATATGGATGCCGAGCCAGGGAATCTTCGATCCGATGAGCACCGCAGGTAATTTGTCCGGGTTGCGGTCATAGACCTTCGCCCGCAACGAATTCACGAAGGCCGCTTTCTTCACCGTGAAATCGGTCTTCATCTTGCGGCGCACCCCAGCGGATTCGACTGCGTATGCAGATCGGTGCCGCGCTCGAACTTGCGCGAGTCCTGCTTGGCGTAGAGCGGCTGGCCGAGGGTATTGACGGTCTCGTTGAAGTCCGCCGGGGCCACGTAGGTACCGAAGGTGTCGATCGTGCCTACGGGGAAGGCATGCGCTTCGCCGGCCGCGATGAAGCGACGGGTGGCGCCGTTGCCATCGGTGGCCTGACCGCGATACTCCTCGAACACGATGCCGCCGAAGGTGAAGCCGGCCCGCACGTCATCACGCAGGATCGCGCCCTGCTGGAAGTTCTCGTAGGCCTTCTCGACCTTCGGGTGGGCGATCAGTTTTTCGAAGAACTCGGGCGAACACAGGCAGCGCACGCCGGTCATGAACTCGCCGCGCAGGTTCTCCTCGATGTGCGCCAGGGTGTCGACACACTTCTGCCGGACGTTGGTGCTGTCCGTGGTCAGCGCGAAATTGATGGATTTCGGGGCAATGCCGAACTCGTCGTACAGGTTGTAGAGCGTCGAGCCGTCGGCATCGAGGATGATCCCTTTCAGGGCACCCATGCGCAGGTGTTCCAGCGTGATGGCGTGCTTGTTGCGCATCGTCTCCAGATGACGGGCCATGACGCCGGCCACGGTCTCCAGTTCGGTTTCCGAACCGAAGGCGCGCAGACCCTGAACTTCCTCGGGCAGCACCACGTCATCGTGCGGGATATGGGGCACGACGAAGGAGCGCATCTTGCGCTTGTCACGCTGACCCACCGTGCCAGGACTACCAACCGGCAAGGTCGGCAGCAGGTTCAGCACACCGTTCTTCTCCTCGATGAGGATCTGGCGGAAGCGCACCGGCTTGATCGGGAACAGGTTGAGTGACTCCAGCCGGCCGTAACGGTTGGGCAGGAGGTTGATGGCAGCGGTGAGGTTGGCCATCGAGAAAGCGGGATTCGAGAACGGGTTCTGCATGAGATGTCTCCTTTAAACGGCGTGGCGAACGAGCACGCCGGCCGCCTTGAGTTGGGCGATGGCAGTGGCTTTGTCCAGGGGGGTGATGCCGGCAGGCCAGGTCAGGGCGTGATCGGCAACGACGGCATGACGGGCGATCAGGATCCCGTCCTCGCGGTCGATCAGACTGGCGTCGACCGAGGTGGCGAGAACGCCGACCGCGACCTCGGTGCCATCGGTGGCAGCCGGATCGATCTGCTTGACCTTGGCCGTGGTGGCATCAATGCCGACCACCGTGCCGAGCACGAGGTTCTGGCCGGCGGCGATGGTGACCTGGTCACGCGAATAGAGGTTGGGCGCTTCGTACTTGAGCAGATCGCCCAGGTTGAGACCTTCGGTAATAACGGGCATGGCTTATTCCTTTCCGGTGAGTTTCTTGACGGCCGCCATCAGGGGATTGGCGGCAGACTGGGATTGCTGAGGCGGCGCGGTATCCGGCGCGATCGTCGAGCGGATTTCCGGGCTGTCGGCACGGGAGGCCAGCAGTGCCTTGCGCACCTGCGCTTCGGACACGCCCTCGGCTAGGAA